ATAGTAAACTGTATTAGGAAGTGGATAAGCTTACTTCCTCGTGATCTATTCCTACACTACTCCTACATTCAGGACGAAAAACCGTTGCGCTGCAACAATTCCTGTTTCTGTTGAGGAAGCTATCAAGAAGTAAAAGTTGCAGAAAAAGTTGTAAACACAACGGTTTTCGGTACTTTTCGGTTAGGTATAAAAGCAGTTAGAAGTAGTAAAATGTAGGTTATTCCTATATTACTCCTACACTATTCCTACACCACACTCCTACACTCTAAGACCCCTTCGCAGTATTAGGCTTTAATCGGCTTGATATTTGCGGAGGGGTCTTTTTGCGTTTCACGAACTGTACAATTTATTTTATTTTTTCGATTTCTTCATGCAACCATTCGATGTCACGCTTGGTGTATACACGTTCTGTAACATCGTTGATTTCGTGGCCGACAATATATTTGATAGCATATTCATCGACTTTCCATTTTTTAGCTTGAGTTACAAAATGCATACGTCCATCGTGGGCTCTGTGTTCTGGATTGAGCCCTAACGCATCGCGAACGTTGTTGTGACGTTGTCTATATTTGTCGTAGGTCAGCTTCAAGCTGCTGCGATGAGTCTTTGTATCGGTGCAATTGAACAGGTACTCGCTGCCCAGCGAAACGGCCTTATCATAGTGCTTTTTTACGATGTGGCGAACCTTTGTATGGACGGGCGCTATGCGATCTTTACCTGCATCCGTCTTCATACCGCCGGTTATGGTCCAACTTTCAAGATCAACGTTCTTCAGCTCAAGCAATCCGAGTTCTTGCGGACGCCAACCGGAATAGCATTGGAACAGGATTACATCTACCCATTCAAAACGGTCTATATTTGCCCAAAGTTTATCGATTTCATCCTGTGTAAATGGTATATGACCGCGTTTGCTTTCCTCGCGTTCCTTGATAACATCGTCGGAGATGTCGAAAGTTCTGGCGTAGTTCTTATCCACAATTTCATATTCCAGGGCGTAGTCCAGCATCAGATTGAATAGAGACTTGATGCGGGCCTTCATGTTGGCGGATGCCGGTTTTATTTCGCCTTTAATCTCGGCGGTGCCATTCTCCATCACACCTTTGATATGCCTGGCCCTAAGATCCATAGCACGCATATCGTAGATGGAGGAACAATACAACCAAGCATTTTGGATTGTCCGAATGCTGGATTCGGCATTCAAAGTTTTGAAGTATTCTTCGGTCCAGCGTTCATACAATTCCTTCACCGTAAGCTTGTCGTCAAGATCGTACGGATTCCGGTTATATTCGAGTAATGCTTGATATGCTTCATTATATGTGGCAAAATAGGATTCGGGTTTCAGGGGCTTTATGATCGGCTTACCTTGAGAATCTTTACCTGTAGTCACCATGGCGCGAAATGGTTTGCGCAAATTCCGTCCTTTAATTCTGGATATTTGACCGAAACCATTTGGTAAACGTTTGCGTTTAGAACTTTTCTTGCGCCCTTTTTCGACCACATCGGGCTTAAATGGATAACCACAATGCGGGCATACGATTGCTTTGTCGCTTGCTTGTAATTCACATTCGGGGCATTTGATTAACATAGCGTTTTCCTTTCTATAGCTTCCTCAAACCCAATATAACCGATTGTGTAGGAAATGTCAACTCCTACATTCATACTATCGGGTTCTATATTTTAATCTAGGTTAAAAAGAAGGCATGAAATGGTTAGCGATGGTATATTAAAATGTCCCGATTGCGGCGGCAAATTGAGATACTATGATAAGGTTATGAGAGTTGTAAGGACGAAACGACGACAAACCGATTGGGTGGAATTGCGAAGGATGCGGTGTGACCGATGTGGAAGAGTGCATCGAGAAATCCCAGATTATATTCTCCCATACAAACAATATGAAGCAGATCTAATACAAGGCGTTATGGAGGGTTTGATAACAACAGATACTTACGGTTATGAAGACTATCCCTGCGAAATGACAATGATTCGTTGGCGTTCGCAAAATTTACAAGCTGTATAACGGAGAGGAGGCCACATATGTGGGCCTCTTTTATTTTTGCGTTAATGCGTAACCACTCAGTTTGTTTTAACAAAACGCAGTTTGTAACCTAGAATAGCCGCAGAAAGGAGGTGCGAGCAAATGAGTGAATTTCCGATTGGTTCTGTTCCCGTTTCGGTAGCGGCGCGAGTGTTTGGTAAGGATGCATCTTGGGTCCGTGCCGGCATTATATGCGGCTGGCTTCCGATAGGAAGAGCTACTAGGAATGGCAAGCCAATAACGTCTATCGACGAAATGAACTCCAAGTATGGACGCATTAACTATTACATCTCGCCTAAGCTTCTGTGGGAGCAAACTGGCTACAAATGGAAGGGAGAAAAACAATAACCATGGGAACCAACATCAGACCTGAAGTATCCAAGAAGAACAAATTTCGCATCGAGCGTCACCGCTACTACGAACTGAAGCATTTCTGTTTACAGTATCCTGGCTGGAAGAGATCTCTTGCCAGCATCGAGGAAACCATCGCCGCTCCGTCTGAGCTGATTCGGATTTGTAATACGAACAATATTGCAGACCCCGTATCTAAGTGCGTCGAAGCCCGCATGTTCTATCTCGATAGAATTGCTATGGTTGAGAAGGCTGCTAAGAATGCCGATCCCGATCTGGCAAGCTATATTCTCAGAGGAGTCACACAGGGTCTTTCTTACGACGTAATGGCAGCTCGGTATCAGATCCCCTGCAGCAAGGATGTATACTATGATCGTTACCGCGAGTTCTTCTGGCTGCTCAGCAAGGCACGAAAATAAGCGCATTCGCAAAATGGACAACCTCTATTATGAACTACCATTTAATAATAGGAGGTAAAAATATGGTTAGAGTAGTTGACGCTGATAATGGGAAGAAACGCAATTGGAAAGAGAAGGTTTCTGATGGCCTGCATAGAACCGCAGACTGGATCAGATACAATCAGGAAACAATCGTTCTGTTAACACCCGTTGCTATCGCTGGTATCACCGGCTTGGCTAAGATCACGAAGGATCTTGTCCGGCTCGGTATTGCTGCGAATGAACGGAAGGTAACGGATCGACGTTGTTATGATCCTTCTGAGGGACATTACTGGAATCTTAAGAGACCGCTCAGTAATTCCGACTGGCTCGAAGTTTCTCATCGTCAGGCAGGAGGCGAAAGAATGGGCGATATTTTGTCCGACATGAAAGTGTTAAAGCGGTAATAAAGTCTGGGCTTGTGTAAATCACAGGCCCTTTCTTTTTATATTTGCCGTACGCAGGTGACCAAAAAGCCTGCTATTTTTATATGTGAAAAAATCCCGGGTGGGGTTTTCTAAAAATCAAATGCAAAAGGAGAACGATATGGAAATCTTAATTGCCGTTATTATCAGCTCGATTGTTTCGTCTCTAGTCACCATCTGGCTGCGGAAAGACTATAAGAAAGTCGTAGGGACGCTGCGTATCGACAGCTCCGATCCTGAAGACGAACCTTATATTTTTCTCGAACTGAACAAGGGCGTCGGTGATGTATCAAGGCGGAGCGTTGTTACGCTCAAGGTGAGCACAAAAAGCTATTTATCGCAGAAATAACAGCTTATATTATGGAACCGTTATCGGTTACTATTTCAAAAGGAGAATTGTACTTATGGCTGATGAAATTAGCAATATGTTGGACGAGGAGATTAAGTCCGAGATGAAAAAAATCAAGGAGCTGACTCCCGGAAGTGATGAGCATACGAAAGCAGTACAAACTTGCGAGCGTCTTTACAAGTTGAGACAGGAGGATATCTCCAAGGACCGCGAGTTTATGGAGCGATCTGAACGCAGCGCTATTGATGAGCAGGAGCGTCAGGTCAAACATAAACAGCAGTTCTGGGATCGTATCATGAATGGTCTCGAAATTGGCGTAAAAATTGCTGGCATTGTTATACCTGCAGCTGTATACTGCGTATTCATGGATCGGGGTTACAAGTTTGAAGAAACTGGAACTTATACCTCTCAGAACATGAAAGGGCTGATGGGCTGGTACAAGCCTAAGAAGTAATCAAAACTGTTACAAACGAAGAGGTCGTGTTTTTTTACACGGTCTTTTCGTTTTTGCTTCGCGTAAAATACAACTTCCTTTATGGAAAACTAAAAATGGAGGGACATTTATGATGACAATTCTTAGAAACATTTTGGGTTATACGACTTTTACTGTCGGTTTGGCGCTTGGCGTTCTCGACGCTATAATAGTGTGGACGTTCATGGTGCTGGCCGATTTTCTGTTCTGTTACCCGGATTTTAGTATCAAGTATTGGACTCAACTTATGCATGACGAAGTTTTTATGAAAAGCTATAAAATATTTGTTGAAATGTTTGAAATTGAGGAGCTTATTGAGGCATTGAAAGAGCTGTAACAGGCTCTTTCTATTTTTTCGCAAATTTAACCGCCCATATTATGAAATACTAAAAACAGGAGGAAATAAAAATGGAAACTAAAACGAAAGCGGACACGATTATGGATTGGGTATTGTTCATATTCAGCTACGCGATTGCTTTGATCGTTCTGGCGGTCGAATGCATCTGCGCATTTGTATATGCACTATTCAAGCTCATGCTTTGTGCTCTTGGTGAGTTGTTTGACAGATCCATCGAGTTTTATAATCTGTTATACAAAGCATTTATTAAAGAGGTTTAACGGCCTCTTTAATTTCTGATTATGAGATATCATTACGAAAAACCCTCCTGGTATCTATCCTTATACGGCGAGCGATATATTTGCAATCATCCTGTATATGATTGCTGTACCTTGTTCAGAATCGACGAGCTTGGATTGGCCGTGATCCAACAGCGTTGCAAAAATAAGCAAACATATTGGACTGAAGTTGATCCATGGTTGACGAATGAGTTATATTTGCATCCGAATTTCAAACAATTCTTCGATGAGCGTGCCGGTCCTTGTAAGGACGGACTATATCCTACTGTCACAATCCGACAGATTATGTGGGCATTGAAAATGAAACCCATCCCACGGCAAAGATGGGAAACTGTATTTGATCGACGCGATATTTGATTCGCATGAATAACAACGTCCTTTATGAAAGGAGTTGGTCTATATGACTGAAAACGAATATACTTGTTTGTTAAAAGATATTCGTAAGACAAGAACTAAAGCTCAAGCAATTATTCGAAAGATTCAGGCCGAGGAGGATCTCCTCAAGCTTGGTGATCTGTTTGATGAACTGCGAGAGACCAATGCTCGTCTGTATGAATTAGAGCAAAAGAAGCACGAGTATCAGGTTGGCAAAATAGATGAATTCCAAAACGCATTGAAGGGGATCTTTTGATCCTCTTTCTTTTCGCGAAAAAAACATCCCCCATTATGAAATAAATACAACTAAATGGAGGATATTATTATGTTTACTGAGTATGTATTGTTGGGCGTGATAGCGTTTGTATTATTGTTCATCATTGTGATGACAAACATCATTGATGCGATCGCATTCGAAGAGTATATGGAAGAAATCGAAGACGATGACATCGATGCCGTTTATGTCATTTATAGATGAATAGCACAAACGCTATTCATTTTTTTTCGCAAAAAATACAATTTCCTTTATGAGTAGATTTTTAAGGAGGAATTTTATATGGTCTTGTTCATTATTCTGCTTCTTATGTTGATCGCACTGATTATCGTTGCGGCGTTTTGCCTTAGTGTTGGCGGAACGTTCTTCATCGTACTTTTCAGTGATGTCATCGTTTGCGCAGCAATCATCGTATGGATCATGAAAAAAATGACAAAAAAAAAGTAAACCAAACTACTGGGGACTGTTAGAATGCAGTCCCTTTAGTTTTTTTATTCGCAAAATTTGCAACTCCTATTATGGAATAAATTATAATAATGGAGGAATCTACAATGAAATTTATCGACAAGGTTAAGACCAATGAGCAGACACGAAAGTCTTTGCTGGCAGCATGTGGTTGGAGCGCCCTTTTGGCGGGCTTCATCACGGTCTGCAGCTGGATTTCCGGACTGATCGGAGGCAAGATTGGCGAGAACATTGCAGACTTAATGTTCGATTAAAGTTCCAAAGATCGAGGGGTCATTACGACTCCTCTTTCTTTTTTATATAAAAACTATATTTGAAAGGAGAAAATGTGATGAAGAAATTAACCAAAGTTGGAAAACAGATCAGTCGATTCTTCCGTAAAAACGGACCTGTACTTTTGGCAGTCGTGAGTGTGGTTGGAGTTCCCGTTACTGCTTATCTTACAGCAAAGGCTGTTCCAAAATCAGAATCCAACAAGAAGCAAGCGACCATCGAGAAAGGTGAGGAACTTACCCCGGTTGAAACTGTCGTGGCAACTATTCCATCGTATATGCCTGCTGTAGCTGCTGGAGGAGCAACAATCGCTTGCATTTGCTTTGGCACGATGTTGAGCCGGAAACAACAAGCTGCAATCGCCGGAGCATACTTAACCGTAGCCAATTCTTATAGTGATTATAAGAAAAAAGTGGCTCAGTTATATGGAGAGGGTTCCGATGAACAGATTCGCGAAGCAATTTTGAACGACGAGTGCCAAAAAGAAGGGTATCCGAAACCGCCAGAGGGCGAGAAACTTCTCTTCTGGGAAGAGATTCGAGGCGAGTTCTTCGAGAGGACCATGGAGGAGGTTCTACTCGCAGAATATCACCTGAATCGTAATTTCATTCTCGCGGGAAGTGTTACGTTAAATGAATTCTACGAATTCTTAGAACTTATGCCGATAAAAATTGGTGACGTTCTTGGCTGGTCTTATGATGCTGGATTCTGTATGTACGGCTATCAGTGGATCGATTTCGTTCATAGAAAAGTTGAGCTTGATGATGGGCTCGAATGTTACATCATCGATATGCCATTCGTCCCTACGGGCGATTTTTAAGTAAGGAGGTGTCTGTATGAAACTGAAAAAGATTAACAAATCCCAGTTGATTAAGCTGGCTGTTTTACTTGCTGGTGCAGTAGCATTTGGTGCCGATATGCTGAAAGACTATTTCCAGGATATCGAGGATGATGCCGAGCTGGAAATCAAAGTAAACGAGCTTGTAGATGCACGCCTTGCGGCATATTTCAAGGAGAGCGGTAATGTACGGCGGTGACAGCAGAGTAACAAGTGTTATTCGAGAATACGCTGAAAGCTATGAAAACTATTATCCGCCATATTTGCAAAAACGTCGATTCCGCATATCCAGTCATTATCGATGGGCTTGCGAAGAATTGATGTGGCGCACTATGGGCAAATCCCTGGAGGATGCAATATTTATCGTCAAGGACTTCCAGGAAGCGATGCGGGACTATGAGGGTCGCAATCGTTATAACTATTTGATGTTTGCCGTAGGAGACCATGTATCTGGTGATATTTTGGATATTCTGCGAGCAATGATGTAACCGAAAGGAGCTTTTCAAATGAAGAAAATCAACTTCAAACGTCTGGGCAAGAAGCTGCTGTATACTGCAGAAAAATACATGCCCGAGGCGTTGATCATCGTTGGCATCGGCGGTATGATCGGTGCCGGTGTTATGGCTGTTCTGGCAACACCCGAAGCCGAAGAACGTATCGAGGCGGAAAAGGAGCGTATCAACGAGGAAATTCGAAAGGATGCGCTCGCCAACAACTGCGAAGATTACGAAGAGATCGATAAGCTTTCTCCCAAGGAACTCGTAAAGACGACCTGGAAATGCTATGCGCCTGCTGCTGCAACAGCGGGTCTGGCCACTATCTGTATTGTAGGTGCTCATTCTGTGAAGACGAGACGACATGCGGCCCTCGCAGCGGCTTATACGGTCACAGAAAGGACGCTTCATGAGTACAAGAATAAAGTGATCGAGCATATTGGCGAGGAAGCAGAACGCGAAATTGTCGATGCGATCGCCAAAGATAAGGTCAAGGAAAACCCTCCTCCCCAGACAGTAATGATTATGTCCGGAGAAGATATTCCCTGTATGGATAGTTTGTCCGGGCAGTATTTCCGATCCACGGCAACCAAGTTGGATGCGATCGCCAACAACCTGAATCGCAGGATGCGGGACGAGCTGTGCGTATCTCTGAATGACTTCTACTGGGAGATAGGCTTGAAGCAGACTGCCAACGGCGATCAGCTGGGCTGGAATATCGATAAGGGATACATCGAACTCTATTATACTGCTGATGTGACTGAGGACAATAAGCCTGTTCTGGTTGTTAACTACCAGACTCTTCCCAACTACAACTTCCAGCGCATTGCCGGCTAATTCGCGAAAAAAACAAATGCTATAATGAGGTATAAGCCTCGTAAATTATTACATTTTTATAAAGGAGTTAAATAAAATGGAAAACGAACTGAATGTTATGGAGAATACTCAGATGGATGAGTTCAAGGATCTGACCGAGGGTTTCGATGAGGAATCTTCCGGCAACGGTCTTCTGAAGGCTCTTGGCATCGGCGCACTGGTTATCGGTGGCAGCGCAGCAGTGGTTGGCGCGTGGCACCGGTGGGGTAAGCCTGCCATGGTCAAGATGAAGGTCGAGCGGGAGAAGAAGAAGGAAGCCAAGAAGGCTAAGTCCGCAGAACCCGCCGAGGAAGCTCCTGCAGCAGAGGAATCCAAGTCCTAAAAAGTAATTACGGCTTATAACAAGGGAGAGTACCTATTACAGGTGCTTTCCCTTTTGTTTCTTTATATGGAGGGAACGTTAATGAAGAAATACACCTACAATGGGCCTGTGATGCGATTTGATAAATGCATCGCAAACAATTGGAAGGGAGAAACTACTGCTCCCTCCGAAAGTAAGGCTAGAAATAATCTGGCCCATCAATTCAGACGGCAGTACGACATGGCACCCAATACAAAGATTACTTTGCCGGGTAAAGTCGTCGCTGCATAGGAGGTTTTACCAATGGAAGAGATTAAATCTAATTCCAATAAGTCAAAAAGCCGGGCGCGCAATGACAGCAAGCTTCCGGAAAAGCGTGCCGAAAAAATAATCAGCGGCGCGGCCAAGACAAAAAAGAAGTCTGAGCTTCGCAAACTGGCTGATATTTTCATCCCTGAGGATGTTCAGGACATCCGGGCTTATATCATGTCTACGATTCTTATTCCAGCAGCAAAGAAAGCCATCGTAGATGTTGTCGATATTTTCCTGTACGGAGAAACCGGATCATCTTCTGGCAGACGTAAGACCCCTGGCGAACGGGTGTCTTATAACAATTGCTACGGTGGACGAAACAATCGCAGAGAAAGTGATTCTCAGAGAACCAGAGCAGTATACGAGTATGACGATATCTTCTTCGATACTCGTGGCGAAGCCGATGCTGTACTGACTGGTATGGACGAAGTCATGGATTCCTACGATCTCGTTCGAGTGGCTGATATGTTCGATCTGGCAGGTATCACGCCCCCGTTCACTGCCAATGATTACGGTTGGTATGACATCCAGAGCGCGAAAATTGTTCGCGTAAAGGATGGTTACATGATTAAGATGCCCAAGGCAGTGCCCTTGGATTAAGGAGGAAAATTATATGAAGAAAATCTACGGTAAGAAGCGTAAGCCCATCAAGGCAACTAACGAAATCGCACCTGCTGCTCCTACTTCCGTGTGGGGCTACAAAGGTTGCTCCGGTAAGGGTGGTCGTACCACCAATTCCCACATTCCCGAGAAGAAAGACTGAAAGGAGACATAAACATGGATACTTCCAAGATTCTGACAAAGGCTGGCCGTGCTATGAGCAAAGTTGGCTTTTACGCCAAAAAGTACAGCCCCGAACTGTTCATGATTCTGGGCATCGGAACTGCCATCGGCGGCACTATCGTTGCCTGCATCGCAACCACCAAGGTCGATACCGTGCTGGATAAGACCAAAAATGACCTCGATGTCATTCATAAGAATAAGGAGACTGCCGACACCAAGGAACTGGTCGAAGCCAATCGCAAAGATCTGGTTGCTGTTTACGGCCGTACCGGTTGGGAACTCACCAAGCTGTACGCTCCTGCTGTCGGTCTGATGGCACTGTCTATGACGAGCTTCCTGGCATCCAACCAGATCCTGAAGAAGCGTTATGTAGCAATGTGTGCTGCATACGCAACCACTACGAAGAGTTTCGACCGCTACCGTAACGGTGTTGTCGAGCGTTATGGCGAAGAGGTCGACCAGGAACTTCTGTACGGTCTGAAGAAGCATACTATCATCGAGCAGGTCGTCGATGAGAATGGCGAGGTACATACCGTATCCACAGTAGTTGATATCGCCGATCCCAACATGCCCAGTCCCTTCGCCCGGTACTTCACTCCCAAGAATTTCTACTGGGAAGACGGTGATATTTACAACGAAGCTTTCTTCAACAACCAGCAGCGCTATGCCAATGATCTGCTGCGAGCCAAGGGCTATGTCTACATCAATACCATCTACGAAATGATGGGCCTGAAGCAGAGCAGTATCGGTCAGCTCGCAGGTTGGCGCTACCGGAAATACAACCCCGATGGCGATAACTACATCCAGTTCATCGTCAAGAAGGTCAAGATTCCCAAGTCCAGCGATCCCGAAGACGGTTACGAAGATGCATACCTGATCGACTTCAATGTCGATGGTAATATTCTGGAGAAGATGAGCGACGACGACTACTTCGAATGCTAATCATCCAGCAAATCCAAAATGAAAGGAGGTGCGAGTTTTGGATATGATGTCTGTTCTGTCATTCACTCTGGTAACATTTGCCGGAGTATTTTTCGTTGGTGGTCTCGCTGTTCTCTCTGGTGGAAGGAGATAACATTATGGAATCGATAGGTAACATTTTATCCATGCTCGATTACGTTTTGGACACGACACGAAAAAGACACATTGCAGGCGGTGTACTGATGAGCATTTCCCTCTTATTTGGGGGACTTGCTCTCACCGTTATGACTATCAAGGAAGAACAGGAGGAAGGCTTCCATGAGCAAATTTAAGATTTTTGCCGTCTTTATTGGCGGTGTGGCATTGGGTGCATTCGCATCCAATGAATATTTCAGGCGGATGTATTCTGCAATTGCGGAAGATGAAATTGCTTCCGTCAAGGCTGAATATGCACGATTGCGAGCCGCTATGCTTGCTGGTACCGACGAACAGGTAAATGAGGCTGAAGAAGAGGATGATTCCTCCCCCGAACAACCTCTCGATCCTGAAAAAGCCGCTGATGTACTGGCTTATGCGGCTAGTTTGGCTGCTAACGGGTATGCTGGCAATGTCGATTATTCCAGCATGAGTCGCATTTCTCCCAGTGACAGAATGATTCAGGAAGAGATCGCCGAGGTCGAAGACCAGGAAGATATTCCCGATGGTCCGAAAGTGATTTCCCCCGACGAATACGGTGAGCTTCTCCACTATAAGCAGATAAGTCTGACTTATTACGAAGACAAGGTTCTGGTCGATGAGCTGGGCGAGCCGGTAATCAACATCGAGGAGATCATTGGTCCGGATGCACTGAATACGTTCGGCACATACGAGGAAGATGCAGTCCATGTCCGTAATGACCGCCTGAGATGCGAGTATGAAATCATCAAAGACCCCAGATTATATGCTGGTGTCGTAGGAACTCAGCCTAAGAAAGTAGAGGTATAAATGACACGAAGCGAGCTGAACCAAGAGTATATCGATTGGATGTACCAGCTCGTAAGTAGTGATAGATTCCACAGGTCCTCATCCCGTTGGAAGCTCGTAAATCATTTGCATAGGATTATCTTCCTGTATTCTATGCCCATGGATGGTGACCGAGCTGAAGACGGGGTGAACCTGCGGTATCGATTCGGCTACGAAAACTCATATGACGACGCAATGATTGCGAAGTATCTGGATGATCGCCCTTGCAGCGTACTGGAAATGATGATCGCCCTTGCCATTCGTTGCGAGGAGCAGATTCAGGATCTTGATATTGGCGACCGAACTGGGCATTGGTTCTGGAATATGGTTGCGAGTCTCGGTCTTAACGTTCCTTATGACCCCTATATTGTAGACACTCGAATTGAACGGTTTATGGATAGGGAATATTCCTATAATGGCGAGGGCGGATTATTCACTGTACAGCATCCGCGTCGTGATATGCGCACTGTCGAACTTTGGTGGCAGATGTGCTGGTACATTAACACAATTCTTTAAGAAAGGAGGTAGACCATTATGCCCGAAATGACGGATTATATTTTCGGCAGATTGCATGAATTGGATAAGTCCATTCGTCGGCAGCGCAGATTCAATAGCGCTGTCTTATTTTATTCTCTTGCGGTCATGGCTTACATCGCAGTCGAGGATATGCGAGAGCAGGCTCAGCAGGAGAGACTCAATCAGCTTGAAGAAAAGCTCAAGAAAATGGGAGAAGATCACCCGGAGGCAGAAGGAGAAACACGCTAAATGATCGACTTTTTAATGATTTCTACTCGCCCCGGAAAGCAAAAAGGGACGATTGAAATCTATCCCAAGTTCATTATTAAGAAAAGCTCCGATCTGATGATTCGAGGCGGTGACTTCTATGCGATTTGGCTTGAGGATCTGGGATTGTGGTCTACCGACGAACAGGATGCGCTGCAAATTATTGACCGCGAGTTGGATAGATATGCGGAAGAAAACCGCGACCGCTTTGATGGCAACGTGAAAGTATTGCACATGTGGGATGCAGAAACTCGTATGATCGAATCTTGGCATAGATATTGCCAAAAAGACATGCGAGATTCTTTCCACATGCTCGATGAAAAGCTCATATTCTCTAATACTCCGACGAATAAGAAAGACTACGCAAGTAAACGGCTCAACTATCCCTTGGAGGAAGGGAAAATTGATGCTTACGAAAAGCTTATATCAACACTCTATACTCCGGAGGAACGACATAAGATTGAGTGGGCTATTGGTTCTGTCGTTACTGGTGAGTCTAAACGGCTGCAAAAATTTCTTGTTCTTTATGGCTCGGCAGGTACGGGTAAGTCGACTGTTCTGAACATTATCGAGAAGCTCTTCGATGGTTATTACTCCGTATTCGATGCCAAGGCCTTAGGCTCCTCTAGCAACTCATTCGCATTGGAAGCATTCAAAAGCAACCCTCTCGTTGCTATTCAGCACGATGGTGATCTGTCTCGAATCGAGGATAATACGAGATTGAATAGTCTTGTTTCTCACGAGCTTATGACTGTCAACGAAAAATTCAAATCGCAGTATGCAAATCGGTTTAAGTGTTTCTTATTTATGGGCACAAATAAGCCAGTTAAGATTACTGACGGACGATCTGGTCTTATCAGACGTTTGATCGATGTTGCACCATCTGGCGATAAGCTTAGTCAGCGGGAATACGATCATGTTGTAAAACAGATCGATTTTGAGCTCGGAGCCATTGCGAACCATTGTAAGGACGTATATTTGAGCGATCCCGGACATTATGACGATTATATTCCGACAACCATGCTGGGTGCGACCAACGACTTCTATAATTTTGTGATCGATTCTTATCACATATTTAAGAGGGACGATGGTACCACTCTGAAAGCGGCATGGGAAATGTATAAAAACTATTGCGAAGAAGCAAAAGTTGGTTATCCATTCTCCCAGAAAGTGTTTAAGGAAGAACTTCGTACATATTTCCGTGAATACAAAGATAGGTTCTGTTTTGAAGATGGTTCTCGTGTTCGAAGCTACTACACTGGTTTCCGTACAGAGAGGTTTGAAGACCCGGATAAGGACGAGGAGGAAGTAGTAGTTCTGCAGACTGTCCCAACAATCAAATTCAATGTTGATATTTCGATATTAGATAAGTATTGCGAGGATTGTCCTGCCCAATATGGCAGCGATAAAGGGACTCCCGTGATGAAATGGGATAATGTTGAAACTACGTTGTCTGATTTGGATACGTCCAAGCTACATTTCGTAAGACTTCCCGAAAATCATATCGTTATTGACTTCGATATTCCCGATGAGAATGGCGACAAGTGCTTTGAAAAGAACTTAGAAGCGGCAAGTAAATGGCCGCCTACATATGCAGAGCTTAGTAAAAGTGGAGCTGGCATCCATCTTCACTATATCTATACAGGAGATCCCTCCAAGCTCAATCGTTTGTATGCGGATCACATCGAAATCAAAGTGTTCAATGGAAATAGTTCATTACGTCGAAAATTGACGAAATGTAACGATCTTCCCATATCAACAATCAGCTCGGGTTTACCACTGAAAGGAGAGAAAATGGTAAACTTCGAAACCATCAGAAGTGAAAAAGGGCTTAGAACAATGATCAAGAGAAACCTGAATAAGGAGATCCATCATGCAACTAAGCCTAGCGTAGACTTTATTTACAAGATTCTGGATGAAGCTTATGAGAGTGGACTTCAGTATGACGTTACGGATATGAAATCCGCAATTCTTACTTTTGCCATGGGCAGTACCAATCAAGCGGAGAACTGTTTGAAGCTCGTAGCCAAGATGCGATTCAAATCCGATGAGCCATCTCAAGCCGTGGCAAACGATGATGCAAATATCGTATTCTATGACGTAGAGGTATTCCCCAATCTATTCTTGGTGAACTGGAAACTTGCTGGTGAAGGAAAACCAGTCATTAGAATGATCAACCCTACATCGGCTGAGATTTCTGAGCTTATGCGGTTCCGATTGGTTGGTTTCAATTGTCGTCGATACGATAACCATATTTTGTATGGACGACTGATGGGCTACACCAATGAGGAGCTGTATAATCTGTCCCAGCGTCTTATCAATAAAGATAAGCGACTCTCACAGAATGCAATGTTCAGTGAAGCATATTCCGTATCTTATACGGACGTGTATGACTTCTGCAGCAAAAAGCAGTCTTTGAAGAAATGGGAAATTGAGCTGGGAATCCATCACCAGGAACTTGGATTGCCATGGGATCAGCCTGTTCCGGAACATCTCTGGACGAAGGTTGCTGAGTATTGTGATAACGACGTTATTGCAACCGAAGCAGTCTTTAACAAAAGACAGGCGGACTTTACAGCGAGAAAGATTCTGGCAGACGTTGCCGGAATGACCGTTAACGACACCACCAACTCTCTTTCTACAAGAATCATATTCGGTAAGAACCGGAAACCTCAGAGCCAATTTAATTATCGGTTCATGGGCGACACCAGCGGCACCATCACAAGGATTACTGTCAGTGGGGATCATGTCCTCTATGATGGCTTTGGTGATGAATATACTCTGTTTGATGAGAAATGCCGTCCGGTATTTCCCGGCTATACTTTCGAATATGGTGTCTCCACATATAGAGGAGAAGAAGTCGGTGAGGGTGGTTACGTTTATGCCGAACCCGGTATGTATAGAAACATCGCTCTTTTGGACGTTGCTTCTATGCATCCCAGCAGCATTATTGCTGAAGAACTTTTCGGACCTACATTCACAGCTCGATTCAAAGAAATCGTAGATGCTCGTATTGCGATCAAGCATGGCGAATTCGATAGAGCAAGAACAATGTTGGGCGGTGCTCTTGCTAAGTATCTGACAGATGAGGAATCGGCTGCCGATCTGTCTCAGGCTCTGAAGATCGTTATCAATTCCGTATATGGTCTTACCTCAGCCAAGTTCGAAAATGCTTTCCGGGATAACCGAAACATTGATAATATTGTTGCCAAGCGTGGTGCCCTGTTTATGATCAACCTCAAACACGAGGTTCAGAAACGGGGCTTTACTGTTGCCCATATTAAGACGGACTCTATTAAGATTCCAGATGCAACTCCCGAAATTATTCAGTTCGTCATGGACTATGGTAAGCAGTATGGCTACAACTTCGAGCATGAGGATACTTATGATCGTATGTGCTTGGTAAACGATGCTGTATACATCGCAAGATACCAGAAAGCACACAAGGATAAGAAGACTGGTGAGGATATTTGGTGGACTGCTACAGGAACTCAGTTCGCGGTTCCTTATGTCCACAAGAGTCTGTTCTCAAAGAAACCCATCGTATTCGAAGATATGTGTGAAACCAAACAGGTCACCACCGCTATCTATCTGGATATGAATGAAGATCTTCCCAATCCTGCTATGTACGAGCTCGAATTGGATGTCAGAAAATCCATTCGGGAAATCAAGGAGCGACTGGCTATGGATATTTCCGATGTAAAACGTCTCTATTATCCGAAAGACAAGCATACGCTTCCCGAACTGAAAATGCTTCTTGAGAAAAATCTCAGGAGCTATAACAGAAAGCTGAACCCTGACTTTGCCCATATTTCTGATGAAGGGATTCAGGAAATGATCGATAAGTGTCATTGCTATCGATTCGTTGGTAAGGTTGGCCAGTTCTGCCCCGTCAAGAGAGGCGGAGGAATCCTATATTCCGAAGCGGTTACCAAGAACGGCGATAAGAAATTCAATTCTGTCGTCGGCACAAAGGACTATCGTTGGGTCGAATCTGAGGTTATTCGAAATCTTGGTATTACAGATAACATCGATAGATCCTACTATGATGCTCTGGTCAATGATGCAGTCGAAACAATCTCTAAATACGGAGATTTTGAGTGGTTCGTGTCGGAGCCTGGCACGGAAATCATAGACTGGCCTCCTACCGACCCGAGTCCATTCTGATCTATATTTTACAAGGAGAATTTTAAGTTATGATTTTCGAAGGAAAAAACGGAACCCTCAACATCGGTAATGCAAACCTGATGTTCCGCAACTTTGAAGGTAGACAGACCCAGTATAACCGGAAGGGAGACAGAAACTTCTGTGTCGTCATCGATGATATGCACTGGGTTCGTAAGCTGGAGAATGCCGGCTGGAATGTCAAAATGACAAAGCCCCGCAATCCCGAAGACGAGCCTCGTTACTATATTAAGATCAAGTTCAGCTACCCTGAAGACAACCCCAATATCTCTCGTGGTCCCACGGTATTCCTGCATCAGGGCCGAAACGTCAGCAATTTGGGCCGCGATACCATTGCTCTTCTGGATGATGCGTATATCATTGATGCCGATCTGACCGTTCGTGCAAGAGATTGGGAGGTCAATGGTAAGACTGGTATTACCGGATATCTGCAGACGCTGCATGTTTCCATCGAGGAAGATGCTTTTGCATCCAAGTACGCTGAAGATCCTGACGATGGTCAGCTCCCCTTTTAACGACTGATAAGAGGCTCTTAACGGGGCCTCTTTCCCTCATTATGAAAGGAGAACACGCTATGGGTAAATTTGGCATTGGAAAACTCTATATGACTAGAGGCGTATACGAGAAAGTAAAAACCGATCTGGATTTCCAGAATTTTGTAAACAGCTCCTCCGCTCGCTTTGTTTCTTGTGATTGGGGCGATATGTGCGACGAAGACAAGATGCTGAATGATGACGCTGTTAAATACAACGATGGGCGTATCCATGGAGCATATCTGTCTGAAAAACTAAACATCAAAATTTGGATTATTACGGAAGCCGATAGAAGTGCTACTACCATATTATTCCCTAGCGAGTATTAAATAGATTTATAAGAAAGGAGGCAGTACGGGTTATGGAAAAGTAATCAACCATATCAGCGAACTTCCAAATGAATACTCTTTTGAAGATATTAGATTGCATTACCATACTGGTAGATCCTATACAATATCCGGTTATGGACGCGATAGGAAACTTGGCTATCGAACTGGAATCGCAACCGATATCGGCGACATTGAGATTTCAGTTTGGATTCACGCGGTAAAAAGTTTAATCGTCCAACATGGAGAACAAAAGATATTCGAGCAGCTTCACCAATGGTGTAAAAATCATAATTATACCAATGCGACTCCTAAAGAAATTGAGAAAGAAGCTTTGATTCTTCACTCTATGAGAATGTTCGAAAATGAAAAATGGGTTGGTTATTCTGAACTCAATGAGATGCTAAAACTGGTACGAAAATCTTTCTTATTTGAACACCAGCGTGATGCCGTTAATAAGATGCGAGATGGTTGCATTCTTAATGGTGGTGTTGGCACTGGAAAAAGTAGAACTGGTATTTACTACTACTTCGAAAGTTATGGAGGCTCAATTGACTATGGTCAATATATCCCCATGAAGAATCCGGCAGATTTGATCATCATCACAACTGCCAGAAAAAGGGATACTCTCGAATGGGAGGGTGAGCTTACTCCATTCTTACTATCTGTACATGAAGACGTAAACCATTATAAAAATAAGGTTATCGTCGATTCATGGAACAACATCAGCAAGTATGTTGATATAGAGAACGCGTTCTTTATATTCGACGAGCAACGACTTGTTGGTTCCGGAGCATGGGTAAAATCCTTCTACAAAATCGCAAAGAAAAACAGATGGATTCTTCTGTCTGCTACACCCGGCGACACATGGGAAGATTACATTCCTGTATTTGTTGCCAACGGTTTCTATAAGAATAAGACTCAGTTCGTAAACGATCACATCGTATACAACTGGAGAAATGGTAAGTATCCTGTTGTGGATCGCTATACCAATACTCGAAGACTTGTTCGTCTTAGGGATCGTATTCTTGTGGACATGGAATACCATCGAAAGACTGTGCCGCATCACGAGCCAGTCTATACGCAATACAATATTCCCGCTTACAAGGACGCTGGCAGAAGACGATGGAACCCGTTTACGGACGAGCCCATTACCAATGCAAGCGGCCTTTGTTATGTCTGGCGTAGGATTGTCAATAGCGATGAATCTCGACAGGTGGCATTGCTTGAGCTATTCGAGAAGCATCCTAAGATGATCGTATTCTACAATTTCGACTATGAGTTGGATATTCTCAAGAACATTTACTATGGCGAAGATGTTGAAATTGCAGAATGGAACGGACATAAGCATCAACCAATACCCACGAGTGAATCCTGGGTATATTTGGTACAGTATACAGCTGGCTGCGAAGGCTGGAACTGCATAACCACGGACACGATTGTGTTCTATTCGCAAAACTATTCCTACAAGGTTATGGCCCAGGCTGCTGGTCGTATTGATAGATTGAATACACCCTATACGAATCTGTATTACTATCATCTGAAGAGCCGTTCTGGCATTGACCTTGCTATATCTCGTGCTCTTAACGAGAAGAAGAAATTCAACGAAACAAAATATGTGCACAACAACTTTAGCACATTGCCCAATGCGGCGTAAATGAAAGGAGAAAAAACCAAATGTCTACTGTCAATACTTTTAACTTCATCCGTTCTCTGAGCAACCACAATGGACTGGCAAATCTGGATATGCCCGGTTTCACCGTACCGGTTCGTGTCGAGTCTGTCGATACCCATCCTTTCGACGGCGTTCAGTTTACCTGCAGAGCGGTTTCCAACATCGTGAGCAAAGCTGCTCCCAAGATGGGCGCGAAGCCTGTCCGGGTTATCTTCGACCCTCCTGCAACTATTGTGTTCTGGAGCGATGACACCAAGACCGTCGTGAAATGTTCTGAGGATGATGAGTTCGACCAGACCATGGGCCTCGCCATGGCTATCTGCAAGAAGATGTATGGCAACAGCAGCTGCTATAACGACATCTTCCGGCAGTTTGTCACCAAGGGCACCGCTCACAAGAATATCGCAGCTCCTGCTATGGATCGGTCCGATCCCGTAATCGGCGATTACACCTACTTCGAGCTGGATGGCTTCGGCACTGTCATGGCCACTGTCCAGAAGGTAACCGATGACGAGATTATCTACATGACCGACGACTGTATCATGGAAGCTCCGATGAACGACACCAGCACCAATGCCGGCGGCTACGATGCATCTGTTCTGAAGAGAAAGATCGAGAGCGACCTGCTGAGTCGATTCCCCAAGGAGCTGCGGGAAAGAATCACTTTCATTGCTCCTCCTACTTACGGTCAGATCTTCGGCCATGACGAGTGGTACCACCAGGCCATCGAGCCCGATAACGACGAGCAGTTCGAGCTGATGAAGAAGCGCAAGAACCGGGTGGCGGATTACAAGGACGACTACTCCTGGTACTGGCTGCGGAATGCAACCAAGAAGAACTATTCGGCTTCTGGCTTCGCCGGTGTCTACACCGATGGCAATGCGACCTTCAACAGCGCTTCTTACTCTCGTGGTGTGCGTGTGGTCTTCCACGTTAAGAAGTAAATCCCCGCCCCTTGTGGGCGGAGCGCAAAATAAACAACCTCCTTTATGAAGAAAATAAAGGAGGAAAACTTATGAAAACCATTTTTCTATACGGTATCGCGGGAGCTGATAACAAATACAGAGTCTTGAGATATGCCTGTATCGAAGAAGCAAACTTCTCTATTAACAACGTTAGATATGCGGCTCAGTTGATGAGGATTCGTAATCCCAGCATTGAGCACGTCTATGCGTTGGACAATAGATATGGTCTGCGGAGAGACTACATGGAATCTATCAAGAAAAACACGATTGAAAGCTGCGCGATATTCAAAGATATTCTCGAAAGAGATGGTTGGAAAGTATTCTAAATGCTGAGAGGAGGCACCTGTAAAAGGGTGTCTTCTCTTTTCTTTTGAAAGGAGAAAATATGTATATCATGCAAAGCGAACGAGAGGCCTTGCAACGTATGGTTCACTCATTCGCAAATGAATATGGTCTCTCTGTCAGGACCAGAGACTATGATGCTACTCAGTGGACATTCTATTTCCACGTTGAAAATGTGAGAGTCAATCCGCGAGGCTTTACCATTTTGTGGGACAAGGTTGAGAGCATCTATGAGTCATTCAAAGCAATCGAAAACGCTGTTCTCAACGAAAACCCAAGCCTTGCAGCGGTTCATTATGGAAAGATGTTGGTACAAGGTTTCATCGATGGTGCCAAAGGTAGCAAACTCACAATCAAAGATGTTATGTTCAAACCTCCGGCTACCATCGTGTTCTGGTCCGATGGCAGTAAAACTGTCGTAAAGACGCAGAAAGACGATAAGTACGATCCGGAAAAGGGTCTTGCCATGGCAATTTCCAAACGCTTTCTTGGTAATTCCGGAAGTTACTATAACGTCTTCACTAAATGGCTGGAGAAAGTCCCGAATCCTTATGGCGAGTTTGTTTTTCGGTCTCCGGTTTATGCCGTAGAAAAAGTTCCTGAAGATGGCAAGATCCACACTGAATTCGCAAGGAGATTTCTTGGAAAATGGTGGAAGCAAGAATCGCAGAACTAATTACTCGCCGCCGGAGGCAGATCCTAGTCCACAGTGTTATTTATTATAGGCTAAACGCCAATGTAATATCCGACTCTCAGTGGTCCGAATGGGCAGTAGAGTTGGAAAAACTCCAAAAGCAATATCCAGAAATTGCTGCACAATGTCCTTATGCAGAAGAATATGAGGATTTCGATCATTCTTCTGGATATAATTTGCCACTTGGCGATCCATGGGCTAACCGAACGGCAAACATGCTTGTAAAAATTCATCAAAAGAAACTAAAGGAGAATCATCTATGAAAAAGCAAACCATGAGCCGCATTATCCTCGCATTCGTCTTGTTTATGACGATCATTCTTTTCGCCGCCATCCTGTCCGGCTGTAATAAGCAGCTTGTTGATCTGACCTATTCCTATGAGACCGCTGTAATCAGCCTCCCCAACGGTGAGGTCGTCGAAGGAAAGGTGAGTAGCTGGACCGATTTTGACGACGGCGACCAGATCCAGGTCAAGATCGATGGTAAGACCTATCTGGTTCACAGCAGCAACATCGCTCTGATTTCCAACTGAGGAATCTTCTATGGCTAAGAAAAACTGCATCACCTGCGGACACCATAAGTTCGATGAGGTGTTTGGCGAGCATAAGTGCTTGAAGTACCAGCACAAAATCTATCATCCCATGGCAACCTTCGAGTGCGAAGGCCATGAAAAGAAAAAGGAGGAAAAGAATGGCAAGAAACACGCATGAACGAATGGGTAAGGGTGTCAAGTTCGAACGCATTCGTAGAATCACCGGCTATTTGGTTGGTTCTCTCGCAACTTGGAATAATGCCAAGAAAGCGGAGGAACGAGACCGAGTAAAACATTCCGTGTCTCATGGTAACCAGCCCATCGATCTAAAGCTCAAAAATGAAAGGGAGGGTCGAGAATGGGCAACATGCAATCATTCAACCGAGTAACCGGTTTGACATCAAACAGTATTCTTGACATTTTCTCCATGGCTCGCATCCGAGAAATTGAAATTACGATTTCTTGGGATGCCGCCGAGGATTCCTATCGCATCGAATTCCGCAAAAATAACTGGAGAACCATTCAGTATGTCTCTGCCGAAAAGCTTGATGCTGTGGCGACCGGCGATGTTAGATTCATGTACTATGTACTTCGAAAAATGATGGATTCCTTCGAGGAGGTTATAAAAGATGAAAGTAAACGAGTGCATTCTGGTGAGTGTTGATTTCACTCACGGCGAGGATGTCGGAATCCTTGTTGTTGGTCGCAAGGCTCCGGGTAAGGACGTTGAGATCATCAACGCTATGCAGGGCAAAGAAGCTTACGAGCTTTATCAAAAACTTATTACTAAAAAGGAGAAAACAAATGAGTAAGAAGAAACTGTTCATCAGCTGCCCCATGAAGGGCCGTACCGAGGAAAATATCCGCAACAGTATGAACCGGATGCACAAGATCGCTGAGATCGTATTCGATCAGGAGCTGGAAGTCGTCATCCCTTCCTACATTCCCAACAATGCTCCTGATGCCTGTATCCGGCCTGTCTGGTACCTCGGCGAGTCTATCAAGAAGCTTTCCGAGGCTGACTATTTCATCGGCATCAATTATACCGACTACTTCAAGGGCTGTGACACAGAGGCTCGTATTGCCAGAAACTATGGCATTCAGTCTTACTTCGTAGACATGCATATGTTCATGCCCGACGCGGCCGAAATCGAGAGAAATCAGTATCAGGCTACTGCCTGCTGTAATGGTTAAGGAGGACACCATATATGAAAATCGTAAATGCATCCCATGAAATCATGCCCCATCCCGGTATCAATGAAGATTCCATCCTTCGGCGTATCGAAAGGATCGGCCGTGTCTGCTACAAATCCGAGGATAAGATTACCGATACCTCCGCCGAGACCTTTGTCGGCAACATCATCAAGCGCAATCACGGCGCTGTGATGGAACATGGCTCTCTGCTCTTTATGACCGATGCCTATACTCATATGAACATCCGGTGCGATATCATGAGACTGGAAAATGTTTTCGGCATCAGATCCTTCCTCCGGTTGACCACCAATGAAAACAATTCCCGAAACATTGTTTCTGGTAATGTCCGTGCTTGGCGTGAATTCATCGAAAACTGTCAAAAGTTTATGCCCACCATTCCTACATATCTTTACAGCGTTATCTACGACTACTCCAGACTTTTCCCGGAATACGCTCCCGGCATTCTGAAGGATACTGCGGGAATTTTCTGCAAGCTCAGACCCATCACCGTCGATGAGCTCCAGACCGACGTGGAGATCAAGGTCCATTACGATATCTCCATTCTCTTCACCTGCGATCGCGGTGTTACCCATGAGATTGTCCGGCATCGTCCGGCAAGCTATGCTCAGGAAAGCACCCGTTACTGCAATTATACGCTGGGTAAGTTCGGCACGGAAATCACCGTGGTTAAGCCGTCCTGGTGCGAAGAGGACTCCGAAGCTTACTACGAGTGGCAGACATCCTGCGAAAATGCCGAGACCAGATATTTCTGGATGGTGAACGAGCTGGGCTGCACTCCCCAGGAGGCACGTTCCGTTCTGCCTACCAGCACCAAGGCCGAAATCGTCATGACGGCTCCTGTGGGTGAATGGCAGCACTTCTTCAATCTGCGTACATCCTCTGCTGCCCATCCCGATATTCGGGCGTTGGCAATTCCTGCTCAGTCTGATCTGAAGAAGATGGACCAGATCGGCAAGTTCTTCTAATAAAGATTGAGAGGCTTAACAATGCCTAAAGTAATTACGGTTCAGGATTGTGACGAGCTCTATGCACGGTTCAAAAAGTATACCAAAACTGCTGAACAGCATGAGTTCGTTATCCTGGCTATGATAAATAAGAAGCTGGATATGACCATGATTCATGTTCATGCGTTTAACGAGGTCCCTGACCAGAAGGAAGCCCGGGCAATGTTCCGGGTTGTCCTTAAGGCAATCGGTCAGGATGCTTCTGAATATGCGGAAGAAAATATTATTTCAAAAGGAGAAAACTAAAATGAAGAGATTTATTGTAATACTGTTGACACTGGTCATATGCTGCGGTGTATTTACTGGCTGCGAAGAACGTCAGGCTGATATGGTTTCTTATAACCTATCTCTGGAAGCTGACAACTTCAATAATGTTCGACAGATTACTGTCGTCAACTGCCTACAGGGTGATATCCTGTTCCAGATGACTGGTAAAATGTCCATTGAAGCCGATATGTCTGACCATCAGCTCGAAGTAATCGTGGAAACAGAAAATGGCTCTTGCAAGAAACATTTCATCGGTCTCAGCGATAATGTCACTTATGTTGTCGAGGATATTACTGAGGGTGATGTGGATAAGTACAACTATACTATCAACTTTAACCCGAATATGTGGTGGCCTTACGATATCGAGACTGTGGATTGAGGGGACTAGGACTATGTTTCTGTTAAAAGCAACAGCGGCGATATTCATTCTGGATGTCGTCTTATTTCATTTGATCGCCATTCATGTCGCTCACGAATTTGTGAAGCGTTATCCTAGTCTTGTTCCTCCTAAGCAGCATTGGTCTACAAGACTGATATCCGCTATTCAAATCGGCGCAGCTCTATCAATTCCGTTGCTTAACATCCTATTTGCATATATTTTTGTATTCAGGTCGGAAGAGGTTGTTGAGAAGATGTATGCAAAATGTAAGCCAACAACTACTCGCGATGATTTATCACCAAATGCTCAGAAATTATACAATGAAATTCTTTATGATATGGGGGATTCCGATGCCTAAAACTAATACGAATTTCAGACCTAAGCTAGTCGAAATGGTTAAGGCCGCTGGTCAGGAAGTTATTGACAGAGCTGAAGACCTTGTCGGCAATGGCGATCTCATGACGGATTTCGATATCTGGCTGAGATTTCCTTTGGACGGTCGAATGATGACCGGATGTCCTACCATTGAGGTTACTCGTTCTCACGTTTCCAAGAAATCCTGCGATGTTCTGCTTGGGGAGGGAGAATGATGGCCGAGTCTGCAAATATAGAGATTTCTGTAATCAAAGACTCTGGAAATCGCCGAGAGTTTGAATCCGGTGCTGTGCGCGATATGCAGGAAGGCAAAGGACGTTGTGATCTGATGCCTTTGGAAGTCATCGGAACATGGCTAAAAGATGATATTCTCAACTGTATCGCACAATTCAAGGTCCATGGCACCACTATATATCTTTACGGAGCTATGAACTACTTTTCTGAAAAAGCTTATGGTGCTGCGTATGGCAACTCTAAAGCAACAACGATTCTCGAAGTTGCCAAGCATTTTGAAGAAGGTGCAAAAAAGTACGGCGAAAATAATTGGCAGAAGGGTATTCCGCCTAAGTGCTATATTGACTCTGCTGTACGGCACTATCTGAAGTGGCTGCGCGGTGATAAGGACGAGCCTCATGACCGAGCATTCGTGTGGAACCTGATGTGCTGCATCTGGGAAGTGGATTACCATAAGGAGGAACAATGAAAAACTTCATAATCAGCTGTCTGGTGGTCACGTTTTTATTTGTGGCCATCTTTTTCTTCATCTCATTCGCCTGGATTGGCGCAGAGCATATCATCGAACATAACGTTAATTACGGTACTGTCGATCGTGCTGTTGCTTGTCTAATCTCTGCTGAGATCTTTAATAAGATTGTGACCGCAGAGAAACGATATTTAGCAAAGGCTAAGTTCATTCAGACTACGGCAAACAATGAGATGAATAAAAAATGATAGAAATCCATTAAAAATAAGGAGGTGATAGTTCCATGCCTAAGTTTGTTAAGAAACTCATGTGCGGACTGCTAAACCATAAGTATCATTCCGCTGATACCAAGCGCAGCTATGATGAAGATACTCAGCGTTGCACCGTTACAGAAACCTGCTGCCGTTGTGGTAAGAAGGCTTCTTACGCATTCCAATATGAAATCTAACAGGAGACCGTCCGAGCGATGGAAAAAGACTTCAAACGCAATTCATCCGGCTATATCGATCCAACTGCTTTCGAAGCAATTAAAAGGATCGGTGTAGAGGATAGATTGTCCAAGCTGATGTCAGTCATTCGCTATGTTACCCAGCTTGCTGGTTTCGAAATCCAGGGTCGCATCACATTCGTGGACAAGAAAACAGGTAAAATCTATAAGTGATGTCGCATAAAAAACAGCTCCTTTAGTGAGATAAAAACGAAAGGATTTGTTAATTATGTTTGATAAACCTAGAAGATTTTGCAATCGTATCGATGCTTATTACGCATTTGACTTTGCTCAGCTGTTAGGCGAGTTCGGTCTGAGATGGGAGGCAAGCGACGTTATTACTATCGTCGATGCTCAGCATCCGGCCCAGAGCTTACACTATCGGGTGTTCAAGTTCTATGCAACTAAAAAGCAGGAAGACGAATTCAAGCGGATCGTCAAAGTGAGACATATTCAGCATTATTTCGTATAACGAGAACTGAGAGGGGTCTAATTGATCTCTCTCTTTTCTTTTATTTTGAAAGGAGAAAAACCAAAATGCATTTGAAAAGGCTGATTACGCTTATGCGTGATTGCAAAAAGTATCGCCGTGATTACAAAATCATATGGAACTTCCACGCATTCACTGATTACACCGACTATTTGTTCTGTTTGCTGCCCACCATCTACTGGCAGCCCTGGCCCTGCCGCATTACGAACACCTGTGTTTTTGAGATCCATTGGCTCAACTGGCATATTTGTCTATTCAAATGGGTCAGCGTGCGTGACGGGGAGAAAAGCAGATGAGTGAAGTAAAGCTGCCTACTCCGGATGAGGCTATTGATGAGAAGATCCAAGTCTTAAAGGACTTTTATGTAATAAACAACCGAAAAGAAGAGGAGTCCGTTCGAGCAAAGCTTAAACAGGCTCTTGCAAACGAGCCGAGACGCGATCCGTATATCGTGCTTGACCGTGTTGCTCGCGTCATGATTTTAGAAAGATTGGGGGGGGGTAATTAACCATGGGCTATATTACTATTTTGGCAAAACTGCTCGGTATGTTCCCTGCTTACCAGGAGCAGGTACGTTCCTGGCAGCCTAATGGCAATAACAGTATCGTTGTTGAGCTGAAGGATTTCACTATGAAGACCTTCACTTATTACAATGATAAAGAATGGGAGCTTGTCTCTACGAATCCTGCAATCAGAGGCGTGTAATCTATGGAGTTTATCAAATCTTGCGGTCAGATCATCCGTACAAAACTGAATGCTAAAGAGCAGAAAGCATTCAACGAAATGATCTCTCAGGCGCTCAGAGAAGGCTCACAAGACCTCGAAAAAGAGGAGATGGCAGTGGTTGCCTGGGTGCTGCATCAACGCTTGGGATACGTTGAGAACGGTATCAGAAACTTCATGAAGGACTATTATCCGATTCTAAAAGAATTGTACTCCTGGTATGAGGTGGATATGAAAAATGGTCCTTGGCTTTGTTCCAAGAAACTCAAGGATAACGGTATTGACTTCGATAAGATCTATGACGAAATCACGAAAGGAGAAAAAGCGTGACTAAAGATGAAAGAATCGAACTGATCGATGCGATAGCTAAAAATGTTCCTCAATATTTTGCACACATTGAAACTTCCAATGGTATTGAAGACTGTCTGGTGTTAAAAGAGGAAGATGTTCGCAAAGTTATTCGAGGCTTCGTTTCGGAAAATGACATGAAGGCTCAACCCAATTGGGAAGCTGAATGCAAGCGTATCAGTGAACAGCGCGACTGCTTACTCAAGCACGTTGAGGAGTTAGAACATATCATCAATACCAAATGCGGCGATTATGATCGGCTTAGACTGATCGTATCTCATATTGAAACTTTAACAGGGAGGAAATTCGAATGAAAGCAAAAGAATACTATGCTAAGTATGGCGAGGCTCTGAAGGACAAGGAGGCCAGAGTGGAGGCTATGCACTCCATGACGGACGACCTGGTAGATGAGTTCGCCGATTTGATCAAGAAGCGTGGCGTGAAGACCGACCGCGGTGTTATGGCCTGCATCAATGAGATCAACAATAAGTGGAACGCTATCGCAGCCTGCTTCAACCCTCCGGTAATCCGGCGCAATGCTTTCCAGGATCGTATGTTCGCGGTTCTCGGAATGACCAAAGAAGAAGCAGACAGAATCCGAAAGGGTAAAGCGTAATGTTTGGAGATCCATATGCCAATGGTCCCGAATACGAAAGCCTTACAGAAAGACTGTTAAGGAAATTCAAAGGAGATCCATATGCCAATGGTCCCGAATACGAAAGCCTTACAGAAAGACTGTTAAGGAAATTCAAACGTGAAGGATCTTCAGAAAAGAAAGTTATACTTACTACTTCAGGTCCTGTTCGGGATACTTTAGAGCGCAACATATCTATCGAAATAGGGTTGGCTGCTGCAAAATTGGGGATACCTTATGATGAAGCTATCGAGCGGTTTGGTCAATCCTCTGCCCACTTTAGTAAAACTGAAAATGGGCTTTGATACTTTTGGTAATTGATTGGTTGGCATTTGGTTGAATTTTGGAGCCTTTGGAGAGGCTTGTAAGGACGAAATTTGGCCATTTTGCCCACTTTCTGCCCATTTATTTTTGAAAAGTGGGCGTTGAAAAACCGTTGCGGCACAACACTTTTTTGGGTTTCTGCCCACTTGCCCACTTTTATTTTTAATTACGCGTAGAAAAAGTATATTTTTTATATATAAAGTAAGAGAAAAAAGTGGGTTTTTGGGCAAAGACATAAAATTAGCAAAATGAAAGGAGAAAAACGCTATGAAACATCGTAAACTGAGATTTGAGGTCCTTGCGTATGAATACAATCACGAGGCTAGACCTCCCACTGTGAAAATGTAATTCGTAAAAGATTTACAAGCCTCCCATTGACATTATTCGGGAAAAATGTTACGTTTGGCTCGAATGACTAATAAGGAGGTTTTTTCTATGGCATTCTTTAATTGGCGTAATAATGATGGAATCTTCGACAATGGTGATGACGATGAAATCGACTACTCCGAATTGGATGGTTATGAGTTTACTGAGGATGAGTATGAGATTATCGAACGTATGCGAGATGAGGTAACCGGCGGCGACTGCCTGTACTGTGATGCACGAGATTCTATGGAGCACGATGGAGATTGCTTCATCTGTTCTGTATGCGGAAAATCTGTGCACGAAGATGTCTACTTCGCATGGGCCGGCGGAATCCCAATTGAAATTGAAGATTGTTAATTGAGTTGTTTGAGAGCCTGTACCTTAACCGGTATGGGCTCTTTTTAGTTTATATTTTCGCGAGAAAAACACGCTCTATTATGAGGGAGAAGGAATAATGTCGTTTTCGCGGCATTTCCTTTTTATTTTTCCGTGAAAGGAGCTTTGTCGATGTTGGAGAGCAGCTTTCAATCAAAGCTGATCAAAGATCTGAAAAAGAGACTCCCTGGATGTGTCGTGATTAAAAACGATGCGAGCTATATTCAGGGCTTTCCGGATCTGACCGTCTTCTACAAAGACAAATGGGCTGTTCTGGAATGTAAGAAATCAGCAAAAGCTAAGAAGCAACCGAACCAAGAGTATTACGTTGATACATTAAATCGAATGTCATATTCCAGCTTTATCTATCCTGAAAATAAGGAGGAAGTGTTGAATGAACTTCAACGGGCATTCGGAATATGAAGGTCAACACGCTTTTCTTAGCGCGAGTAACTATCATTGGATTAACTATACCGATGAAAAACTGGTAGATACATATTCTAAGCATTTGGCCACTTTGCGTGGAACCATTATGCATGACTTTGCTGCACAATGTATTCGGCTTGGGCAAAAGCTTCCCAAGTCTAAGAAGACTTTGAATATGTATGTTAATGATGCTATCGGCTATAAAATGATTCCCGAACAAATTCTGATGTATTCAGAAAATTGTTTTGGAACCGCCGATACCATCAAATTCAAAGACGGGTTCCTTCGCATCCATGATTATAAGAGCGGCGAGACTAAGGCTAGTATGAAACAGCTTTGGGTATATGTCGCTCTTTTCTGTTTGGAATACAAAGTAAAACCCGGAGATATCGAAATTGAATGTCGGCTGTATCAATATGACGACTACGAAGTCAGTAGACCCACAGCTGAAGATATTCTACCTATCATGGATAAGATTGTTCGATTCGATAAAATAATCAGAAAAATCAAAGAACAGGAGGGCTAATAGCTTATGAATCCCAACGAAGAAGATTTAATGCACTATGGCGTCAAGAGACGCTCTGGTAGATATCCTTGGGGTTCAGGCGATAACCCTTATCAGAGAACTGGCGATTTTTTAAGTCGCGTTGCCGAACTCGAAGGTCAGGGACTCGGCGAAAAAGAAATCGCTAAAGCGCTTGGTTTCGACTCCACTACCGATTATCGATTGGAAAAGAAGTATGCGAAACATGAACGAAGAGAGCTTCAAGTGGCAAGAGCAAAATCTTTGCAGGCAGATGGTCTCAATCCGAGCCAGATTGCTAGAGAGATGGGCTTTGCTAATGAATCCTCTGTTCGATCCTTACTCAATGATAATACGGCAGCTAACAAGAGTAAAGCCAAAGTAACTGCCGAGATTCTTAAGAAGGAACTCAAAAAGAAAGGTATGCTTGATGTTGGTGCCGGTGCGGAAAGGGAGCTTGGTGTCTCTGATGGCGTGCTGGAAGAAGCGCTATTCATTCTTCGTCGCGAGGGCTATCAGGTCCATGGCGTAGGCATTCCTCAGGTAACTAATCCTGGCAAGCAGACTAATGTACCTGTTCTTTGCGCTCCCGAAGTCACTCAAAAAGATGTATATCAGAATCGTGATGCCATCCAGTCTATTGGAAACTATCATTCCCTTGATGGTGGTAACACATACACCGAAATTAAATACCCAGCTAGTATTGATTCTTCCCGTGTTCATGTTCGTTATGGAGATCAGGGCGGTATCAATAAAGATGGTGTTATCGAACTTCGTAGAGGTGTTGCCGATTTAGACCTTGGCAATTCGCACTATGCTCAGGTTCGTATCCTTGTCGATGGGACTCATTATCTGAAAGGCATGGCTATGTATTCTGATGATATGCCTGACGGAGCTGACATCGTCTTTAACACAAACAAACACAGCGATGTTCCAAAGAAGGATGTCTTTAAGAAAATTAAAGATGATCCCGATAATCCTTTCGGCGCACTCATCAAAGCTCAGGGTCAGAGCACTTATCGAGATGCTGACGGTACCGAAAAACTTTCTGCTATCAATAAACTGAAAGAAGAAGGCGACTGGGATTCCATGAGCCGAAATCTGTCTTCTCAGTTCTTATCTAAGCAGCCTCTTCCTTTGATTAAAAAGCAGCTTAATCTTACCTATGCGGATTATGAATCTGAGTTTGACGAGATTTGCTCTTTGACTAATCCTACGATTAAAAAGAAGATGCTGCTCGACTTTGCCGAGACTTGTGATGGTGCGACTGTGCATCTGAAGGCCGCCGCATTGCCGAGACAGAAGACTCAGGTTATTCTTCCGATTACTGATCTGAAGGAAACCGAAATCTACGCACCTAATTATAAACAGGGCGAAACTGTTGCGCTTGTTCGCTATCCTCATGGCGGTACATTCGAGATCCCTGTGCTCACCGTTAACAACAGGAATAAGTCTGCTCGCAGTATTCTCGGCCCTAACATCCTTGATGCTGTTGGTATCAATCCTAAAGTTGCCGAAAGACTTTCTGGTGCTGACTTTGATGGAGATCAGGTAGTTGTAATTCCGACTAACGATAGAGTCCGAATTAAATCTACTCCTGCATTGAAGGGCCTTGAGGGCTTTGATCCTAAGACTGAGTATGCATATCGAGAAGGTATGAAAGTCATGACTAAATCTGAAACTCAGAATCAGATGGGCCGGGTTTCCAATCTGATCACAGACATGACCCTTAGGGGTGCGCCAGAGAGTGACATCGTTCGTGCTGTTCGTCATTCGATGGTCGTCATTGATGCCGAGAAACATAAGCTCGACTATAAGCGTTCTGAAAAAGAGAATGGTATCGCCGAGCTTAGAACTAAGTATCAGACTAGAGTCGACATAGATGGCAACATCAAAACTGGCGGTGCTTCAACCCTGATCTCCAGAAAGAAACAGGACATTCGAATTAACGAACGTCAAGGCAGTGGTGTTATTGATCCTGAGACTGGTAAGATTGCTTATAAAGAATCTGGCAGACTCTATAGGGATAAGAAAGGTAATTTAACCCCCGCTACTACTACAGTCAAGCTCATGTCTGTTACTGAAGATGCTCGTGATCTGTCATCTGGACACCCGAAAGAGAATGAATACGCCGACTATGCTAACAAAATGAAGTCCCTGGCTAATCGTGCTCGAAAAGAATACAAAGCTACTGGCGGCCTGAAATATAGTAAGGATGCTCGGGCTGAGTATGAAGAAGAGGTGGTTAGCCTGCTTTCTAAGTATAATGTGGCTGCTATGAATGCTCCTAGAGAACGTAGGGCGCAGATCATTGCTAATTCCCAGGTTAAGGCTAAGATTCAAGACAACCCGGATATGGATAAGAAAGAGATCCGTAAGGCTAGTCAGATAGCTATCAATAATGCTAGAGCGTCTGTCGGTGCTAGTGGTAAGAACTCCCGTATTTCTATCTCTGATAGAGAATGGGAAGCCATACAGGCCGGTGCTATCTCTGATACGCAGCTTACTAACATTCTGCGATATGCTGATGCTGATGCTGTTAAACAGAGAGCACTTCCCCGTACAACTACACAACTATCCCCGGCCCGCATTAGTAAAATCAATGCCATGGTGGCATCCGGCTATACCAACGCAGAGATAGCTGAGAGCCTTGGCGTATCTACATCTACCATAGCCAAGTATACCAACGCCAGCTAAAAAAGAGGTGAACAACAGCAGTGGCGAAGTGTGCGTTAACTACTCACGACAATCCGTATGATCCATTTGATCAGTTCGATCAATGGTACAATTATGATCAGGATAAAGGTTACTGTTCTTGTTCTTTTTTAGCAAGAGTTGCAAGAACTTCTGATCAAATGACTGATGAGGAAAACGAACAAGAAATTGAAAGAGCAATTGATGAAATTATTAAATATGATTTCAAAAATATTTATGAAAAAAGAACTCTTTCAACTGATGATTCCTGAGATCTTCTCAGTCCCTGCTTAGCGACATAGGGGGGGGTCGCATTTTTCACACCCCCTCCTTCATCGCGCTGGTCTTTGGAAATTCCCCGGGGGGATATTTTCGAAAACCAATCCCCTATTTCCTATATAACACTTAAACGAGCCTATAAGGTTTC